CCAGAAATGGCACTCTACCACGGAAAATCTCCGTGGTCAACTCTCAGGTGAGTAGTGTGCGTATATCGCCAGGAAAACTTGGAAGTTCCCCAACGAGTAAGTTAGACGCTGAACCTCTGTCCCTTACGGGACTTACTAAGAGGTCTTCTGTGGGTACAAATCTAGTGTCCTCTGGTTGTAAATCAGAGGGCTGCTTTAGTATTGTATTAGGCTGGAAGTCTAGGTGCGATTCCTAGCTCGGCAGTTTCCTACCAAGGGAATTGCAATCAGAAACTTCTTAACAGTCTAATGCAATGCTGAAATTCAGCAGCATTAGATCCACAGTTAGGCTTTAAAGTGGGTTCCGTTAAGGAATCTACAGATGCTAAGGCGTCCGGAGACATGCTTTGGTTGAGGGGGGCTCCTAACGGAGTGAGAAAGATCGATCTCGAAAGAGATCTTTCCGTACCTCGATATAAAGTCATGACCTTCGATCGGTCAACAACCGTACTCTTAACGGAGTGCCTGCGGCCCTCGAAAGAGGAAACCGAAGTTTGCCGAAACCTATTCAATACTGATAGGGTGAAAATCCCTAAGAGCGAAAGCTCTATCCCTCTCTCGGCTGATTACAGAGTAATCAGGCGGGGCTTCATTTACGGAAGAAGCTGGACCTAGTAAGTCTAATAGCGACGTATCCCTCTGGGTGTAGCCCTCCTGCTGAAAATGACTTTCAGCGAGTTGGGGTTCCCACGTGGACTTGTACCTAAGTAGAAATATAAGGTGCTTGGAACCGGTGGATGAAGACTAAACAATGAAAGCTTTATATAATATAAAACGTTTCAGAATTAGTGGATCACAGTATTTGGATGCGGGAGTAATCAATGGCAGCTTTGCTGTAAAAAGCAAGGGCCTTCTAGTCCAAACATTCGCAAGAATGTTGGGGGCTATAGGGCTTGGTACTACCAAATTCCGAATTAGTGTAATTGTACACCTCGTCAGAAGATTTTCCGACATCTATAAGAAACAGGGGATGCGAGGACTGATTGTCTTTCTAAAGGCAAATACAGTTCTCTTGCAGCAAAGTTTAGCGGGGTTCCGTCTAAGGGATTTAACTCCCTTGGGACCCCGTGTGAGCAGAACTAATAGAGGACTACCTAGAATCATTCTAGGGCAGGACCGCGCGTTAATTCGCGCTGGGAACTACGACCTGATGCGTTTCTACTTGACTGTACTTAATCTATACAGAATACTAGAAATGCCCGGGAAGCTAAAATTGAATACCATCACCGATGGGTTCAAGGGAGAAGCAGGCCTAAGAGACCTGTTCCGCGAGGTTAATAACCTCATCCCTGAGTTCAGTAAAATGATTCTCAATTTAGCGGGCGATAAATTAGAGTCGAGGGGAGTTGATCCCTCTCCGATTCTGAAATCCGCCCCCGGAACCGCAGGTGGAATGATTTCCACAAATCCTCTGGTTCTAATAAGGTCCGCACGGAATCTAGCCTCATCTGGCCTCTTGGATACGGTACTGTACTTCGCTAAGAAGTTTCAGCCGCAGACAAAGGTCAGATATCCTGGATTCACTCGGATCTTGTTAGAAGCGGCGAATAGTAACGTTGATATACCGTTACCGTCTACCATATACCCAATGGGTAAACTTGGCTTCAAACAAGAAGCGGCGGGTAAAGTTCGAGTATTCGCGATGGTCGATGCGTGGACCCAGTGGGTCTTGGAACCGTTACATTTGGAGATATTTAGAATTCTGAAATATCTCCCAATGGATGGGACCTTTGATCAACTGGCTCCGATACGAGAGTATCAACGCTGGCCATCTGCTTATTCTCTTGATTTGTCTGCTGCGACCGACAGGTTGCCAATTTCACTCCAGATTAACCTTCTTTCGTCCCTGTATGGGATGGATTTCGCGTTAAATTGGGCGAGACTCCTTGTGGGTAGACCCTACTCATATTACTATAAACCGACTGATACAGCCGGTCTCGTAGAGTATGCTGTAGGGCAACCTATGGGGGCTCTCAGCTCATGGGCAATGCTGGCGCTAACGCACCATGCAATAGTGCAAATCGCCGCGTGGACATCGGGGGTAACCCCGGTGGGTACACTTTGGCGAGATTATGCCTTATTGGGTGATGACATTGTAATCGGAGACAGACATGTAAAAGATAGGTATCTCTTGATACTACGAGCACTCGGAGTTGAGTGCGGGCTAGCCAAGTCCGTGCTTTCCACACGAGCTCGTGGGATTGAGTTTGCTAAACGAACTTTAATAGATGGCGTGGATATTTCTCCATTCCCTCTATCTGAGTTCTTCTCAGCATGTCTCTCTCTTCCTTCGGCATTAGCTGTAGCTCAGAAATACCGTTTGACCCTACCCCAGCTACTAAAATTGCTGGGTTATGGTTATAGGGTACTAGGTGGACTTAATAGACATATTGGTCTACTGAACTCTCGAGTTAGGGCTCTTATCCTTGGATATAATGTCCCAGTGCTGGGGGAAAACGGCAATGCGAAAGCAGCCGAGTTCCTAGCAACGGGAAACCCAGTCAAAAAGTTGGCTGATCCATCTGTTGTTGATGCGTTTGGTACTGTTGTACTGAAACGTATCAGCAAGGATATTTCGGCTAAGTTTAAATTCCATCTTGGAACGTGGATAAAAGAAACCGTTTCCCAACTTAGAGGTAAGTTGTTAAACGCTACTTTACACGCGTACTTGATGAAAATCTCGGAATACAGAAACCTTGCGGAAGTTGCAATTGCACTTCCTACGGGGCGACCCAAACGAGGGGGCTGGGCTCCTATCCCAAGATCGGGGGAAGTAACACTTCCTCCCGATGTCTTTAATAGAATCGAGGCGGATGTTCGAGATTTAGATCTACTCTTGACGAATATGCTATCAATGTTAATTGGTAGCGCCTTCGAGAAAGAGCGGGATCTTCTTTTCAAACTGAAATCAGATTTAAACAGACTTCGATATTCAAGAGATGTTGGAGATGCTTTCAATCTAGCCTTGGAGGCCACTCGAGACATCAACAACCTTCCGGCTGTTGCTTTGTCTTTTGAAAGAGTGGACGAAGAGGATAGAAAGAATATTCTAGACATGAAACAGATTAAGCTATGGCGTATCTGGTCCGAACTTCTACTTGAGGCTATGAAAATACAGACTGT